ACGGTCGGCGACAGCGTCTGGACGACTGCCACGATGCCGTCGGCGATCGGGTCGAGCACCGTGCTCGTCACGAGGTGAACGCCTCCTGAAGGCGGTCAGCGACGGCGTCGCCGACCTCCCCGCAGTAGGCGTCCATCCCGGCGGCGATGCCGCGCTCGAAGAACTCGCGGCGCGGGACTTTGGTCTCGCCCTTCAGCGCGCCCTTCGGCCCGAACCGGGTGTAGATGGCGCGGGCCTTCTTGGGGTACATCGGGCGCGCCAGACGGCCGCCGTAGTTGTGCATCCCGAGGATCCGCCCGGGCATGAGCGCCCCCTTGGTCGTGAGGACGACGGTGCCGACGCCTCGGGCCTTGGCGGTTATGAGGAACCGGTACCGCTGGGGCACGGCCCGACGCTGGATCTCGGGGACGATGGTCTTCTCGGCGGCGTCCTTCAGCCCGCCCTTGACCGCGCGGTAGTAAGTGTTACGGAACTCGCGGATGTCCATGATGACGCGGTCGACGTCGGAGGTGTCGATCTCGACGCCGCTCACGTGGACGACCTCACGAACGGCTTCACGAGCATCTGGGCCTTGGACGGGATCCCAGCGGGCCGGTCGAGCGACTGCTCGTCGGTCGACAGGACGGACTCGTACGCGGTCGCCTCGAGCTTCAGCCAGTTGCTGACCGTGATGATCGTCGCCTGCACGACGTCGTTCGGGACCGCGGCGAAGCCCCACGTGCCGGTGACCTCGCAGACGCGGTACTCCCACCGGGACCGCGAGAACGCGATGCCCGGGTCAAGTCGGACGGCGCTGTACACGCCGTGGGGCTTGTGGACGGGGTACGCGCGCCACTCGTCGGTCTGGAGCGTCGTCGGCGTGGCCTCGTCCGTGTCAAGACGGATCTGGGTGATGGTGCGGGCGTCGAACGGCGACAGGTCGAGGAAACCCCCGCCCCTGTACTCGAACGACCGAGCGGTCGACCCGGTCGTGGTCGTCTTGAACTCCCGCTGGCAGTACCGCATGATCGCGTCGGACGCGTGGGTGATGAGGTCCTCGATCAGGGCGTCCTGCGCCGTGTCCGTGGCGGACTTCTGCAGGAACCGCCGGACGGCGTTGAGCGTGGTCAGGTCTTGGGTAGCCATCAGAGGCTGGTCGACTTCTTGCGCGACTTGGACGCGCGCTTGGACGCGCGCTTGGCGGGCGGCGCGGCGTCGGCGGCCAGTCGGCCCAGCTCGGCGCGGACCTGATCGGCCCGGTCGTCCATGCCGTGGCGCTCGTAGTGGACGAGCTCGGCCGTCAGGGCGGCGATGGTCGCGTCGTTCTGCTCGTCGGTTGAGTTCTTGGACATCGTGCCCTCCGTGTCGGTTGGTCTAAGTTCGGGAGCCGATCCCCCCGCCGGGCCGCCAGGCCCGACGGGTGGTCGACGTCATGCTGCCGTCGATCAGAACGACGGAGTGGCGAGGCCGGTGCCGCTGATGACCGAGATGGCCTTCGGACGGCGGGCGTGCGCCTGTGCCCAGTACTGGTGGAGCCTGAGGCGAACGGTCAGTGTGCCGGAGCCCACGTCGCGGAACGTCTCGAGGTACGGGCCGGACTGGTCGGCCCAGATGTAGAGGTCAGGGACCGATGCCACGATGATCCTGTCCTCGTTGGTGCCCGAGCCGAGGTTGGTCGGGATGTTCGCGTCGGTGTACACGGGCAGCCCCTGAATGGAGCCGACCGCGCCCTCCGCGGCGTTGCCGCCGAACGTGCCGGGCGAGTTGCTCGGCGCGACGGGCGAGATGAGCGGACGGTTGCTGCTGTCCTGAGCCGCGAGGAAGAACGCCCAGCGGCGGGGGTGCATGAACACCGCAGTCGCCGGGGCGTAGATGCCCGTGGCGATCTGCTGGATCGCGTCGGCGATCTTGGGCAGGCACTCCGAGGCGGTCGGGGACCCGTCCGTGTACGTCACGGAGTTGATCCCGGTGACCTGCAACAGCCCCTTGTTGTTCGCGGTGCTGCTGTTGATGACAGCGGTGTCGTACGAGACCGCGAGGGCCCTCGTCAGATCGCCGTAGATGACGCCGTCGATCCCCGGAACGGAACGGTCGAGCAACTGCTGCGACACGTCCTGCATCCCGGCGACGGTCTTGACGTCGGCAGCCAGCGTCGAGAACGTGGCGTCGGTCTCTTGGACCGCCCCGTTGTCGGACTGGGTTGCGACCGCTGTCCCGCCGTCTTGGGTGGGGATGTTCACGGTGTCGGTGTTCGGGGGCAGCGGGCGGGCACCGATCACGTCAGCGACGACGGATCCGGCCCGGGCGTAGTCCACGAACTCCTCCTGCAGGTACAGCGGCGCCACGAGGTACCCGCCGGCGCTGTCGGTGCTCGACAGGTCGAACTGGGACCGCTCGGCCATCTCGCGACTGTGGCGAGAGAGGCGCTCCTGCGCCGCGACGTCGCCGGACACGGTGGACCGGTACATGTCGCGGAAGATGCTGTTGCCGCTGTCCTTGGTATAGGTCAGGGCTTCTGACTTGACCGCCACGTCGCTGTCCTCGGACACGTCCGGGATGGCGACCTCGCGGGCCTTCTGTGTGCGCTCGTACAGCTCGACCTTGTCCTTGAGCTCGGTGGCCTTGGCCTCCGCCTCGTCGAACTTGGACTTGAGCTCGTCGAGGCCGAAGTCGGCCTCGTCCTGCGCGGCGTCGGCGTCGAACGACTCGACGGCCTCGGCTGCGGCGTGGAGCTCGTCCACTGCCTTGCTGTACTCCTCGCGCACGGTTTCTAGGGACTCCATTACTGGTTGTCCTCCTTGTGCGTTGGGTGCTGGAACTTCGCCACGCGTCGACGGACGTCGTGCTTGGCGGCGATCAGGTCGCCCGCCCCCTCTTGGGGCGCGACTTCCACACCGTCCCCCGCTTCCGGGGCGGCGGTGTCGGCGTCCTCGTCATGCTGAGCGGCGCCGTCGGCCCGTTCCATCTGAACGCGGCCGGCCTCTATCGCTGAGGCAAGGTCTGCTTGAAGTTGTGAGTTCGTCTGCGGGAACGCGCCCTGAGCGCACACCGTGACGTCGTACAGGCCGGACACCTCGGTGATCGTCCGGGTGATCTCGGCGTCGTCGCCCTCGCCGGTCTGGGTCCACGTGTCGGCGCCGATGTCGCAGGCGAACGACATCTGGTCGACGTCCCCGCGCTCCATGAGAACCGCGAGGTCGTCGGCGTATGACGTCGGGGCGAGCGAAGCCCACACGTGGAGGCCGTACGGGTCCTCCCTCAACTCGAGGGTCTTGTTGGTCGTCCGGGCGAGCACGTACCTCGTGTCGTGGTCCCAGACGAGGTGGACGTCCGGGGCGGTGTCCAGCACCGACGCGAACGCGCTCGGCGCGATCTCGGTCCTGAACCCCCCGAGGTCGTGGGACTTGCGGCCGAACACCGCGGCGTGGCCGCGGAGGAACCGACCGCCGCCCTCCTGCCCCGAGACTGCGAACTTCTCGATGGTGAGCGGGAATGTGAAGTGGACGGGTGTCATCCGATTGGTCTCCTTGCTTGGTTGGAAGTGGTGACGGACGGCGCGTCGTTCGGCGCGCCTCCGACTGGTGTCTGCTGGATCTCGTCGCCGCCGTCGACCGGGGCGTACCCCTCCACGGTCCTGATCTCGTTGGCGGTGATCCAGCCGCCCTGCCGCGCGAGGCGGTAGGCGTCGAAGCGGTTCTTGATGTCGGCTCGGAGGAGCCTGGCGGGGTCGAACTCGACCGTCCACTCGGGGTCGGGGAACAGGTCCGAGTCGGTCGACAGCGACTGCTCGAGGCGCGTCATCCACGGTTCCAGCCCGTACTGGAGGAACCGCATGTTCTCCTGCTCGATCGACAGGCTGCCGCGGTCGTCGGGGTCGTTCAGCAGGCCCGGCGGGATCCCGAGCATCCGACCGACCTCCTGCACGCCGAAGCGCTGGGACTCGATGAACTGGGCGTCCGTCATGGTCATCGACAGCCGCTCGAGCTCCCACCCGCCCCACAGGACGGCTGGCCTGCCGGCGTTTGACGCGCCGACGTGGCGCGCCTCGAAACTGTCGCGCAGTTCGTCGCGCTGCTCCTTCGTGACGTTGGACTCGTGCCGCAGCACGACGCCGGGGAAGCCGTCGTTGGCGAGGTAGCGGCCCTCGAACTCCTGCCGCGACAGTTGGGTGCCGATTTCATTCCTGAAGGCCTCAACGATGGACACGCCGATCGCCGGGTGGTCGACGAGCACCCCGGCGGCGTACAAGATCGTCTCGCGGCCGACCCGACGTTTGACGCGGCCGTTCGGCTTGTCCTTGAGGTCGAACAGCAGGGTGCCGTCCTTGTATTTGGGCGATACCAGCCGCGGGTCGATCGGCAGCAGCTGCGCGACGGACCCGTCCGAGTTCTTGACCTTCACGAGGTACGCGCCGCCTCGGAGCATGGACGCGAACGCGTAGGACCACACCTGCTGGGCGGTGAACTCGCGCCCGCCCGGGGACCGCATGAGCGCGGCCTGCGGGCTGTCAGGCATCGGCTGCCTGTCGACACCCGACCCGCGGTACACCGAGATCGGGAACCCGGCCGCGGTGTCGCAGATCAGCCGCACCCCGCGGGAGAACGCCGGGACGCCGATGGCGTCGGACATCTCCACGCGACGGCGCGAGAACGAGTACGACCCGCTGGACCCCTGCGAGGCGCGGGGGATCGGCAGCGACGAGTCGAAGGCGGCTTGGAACGCCGCCCGGTTGCCCTTTGGAGTTGCGAGTATCACGCGTCGATCACCTGCTTAAACAGCACGTTGGACTTGGGGATCTCGAGCGGTCCCGTGACCGTGACGGTCTGGTCGGGGCCTTCGACGATCTTGGGGACCTCCACGATGTAGTCGTGGCGGGTGGTGCGGACCAGCACGCCCTCTACGGACGTCACCCGGTCCTTGAAGTGGAAGCGGACGGACTTGCTGCGCCTCACCATTCGAAGCCTCCTCCTGTGGTTGACTGGTCGGCCTGCGGGAACGCGATCAGCATGGCGATCAGGGCGTCGATGGGCCGCTTGGCCTTGCCCTTGGCGAGTCGCCATCCGCGCTCGGTGTCCCTCGTCGCGCCGGCCTTGACGTGGGCGGCGAGCACCGGATCGCCGTCGTGGACGACGCGGTGCTGCTGGATCGCCTCGTACAGCCTGGTCGACGCCGGGACGGTGCGCTCGTTGGTCATCGGGAAGTCGACCATGAGCAGGCCCTCGTCGGACAGCATCTGCGCCGACCGCTCGAACGACCACCGGTCGTACGACACGGACATCACGCGGTACCTGTCGGCGAGGTCGCGGATCGCGCCCTCGAGCTTCGACAGGTCCAGAGGCCCGTCGCCCTGAGGGGCGAACACGGTCGCCTTGACCACGATCCGCTCGTCCGAACGCTTGTGCATCCACACGACGGCGGACGAGTCCTTCTTTATCCCGACGTCGACCCCGACGACGACGTCGGAGCCCTCGGGGATGTCGGCGCCGTCTTCGAAGCACGCGTCCCACGTGCCCGGCGGCAGCCATTGGTCGGCGGCGGGGGTCCACACGTTCGCGTGGTACCGCGCCCACCGCGTCGCCGTCATGGACGGGGACGCCTTTATTCGTCGCAACTTGGCCTCGGTGACGAACGACGCTGGGTTGGCGTCCGCGACGACCGAGATGTCGTCTAGGTCGGCGCCCTCGGACGCGGCCCACTCGAACATGGCGAACGAGTCGTCGCGGGCGATGGTCAGCGAGTCCGACCGGGTCACGCTGGGCAGTTCCAGCGCCTTCGCGCGGATGCGACCGAGGACCGAGTCCTCGTCCGACCCGGCGGTGGAGATGGTCAGCATCCGGCCGTCGCGCTTGTGGAGCGCGCCGTGGATCGCGGCGTACAGGGCGTCGTTGACGTGCGCGTGGAGCTCGTCGACCAGACCGAGGGTCGGGCCGATGCCCTCGAGCGACCCGCGGTCGGCCTTGTCCGACGCGAGCACCCGCAGGTACCCGAACGCCGGGTCCTTGTCGACGCGGATCTCCATGTACCCGGGGAACGGCAGCAGATCGACCTGTCGGGCGAACCGGGACGCCTCGCGGTACATCTTCTGCGCCTGCGCGGCGGACGACGCGCCGATGTACGCCTCGGCGGCGTTCGTCGTGGTAAGGTGGTGGACGGCGATCGCCGCGAGGAGGACGGTCTTACCGTTCCCCTTGGGGATCAGTGCCAGCACCTCGGACATCCCGGCGAAGTAGGCCGCGACGATGAGGCGCTGGAACGGCTCGAGCGACATGGCGTCGCCCTCGGTGGTCTCCAGTCTGGCGCAGAACCGCTCGAACTCGTCGACGCCGGCAAGCGCGCCGTCGAGTCGGTCAGTCGGAAGCCCCAGCTCGTCGAGTCTCGGGATCTCGGCGGTCTTGGTCAAGGTTCACGCCCAGAAGCGGTTTTTTTGGAAAGCGTGGTGGCGCGGATAGTGTCCTGCGCGCACGCGTGAACCTCCCCCCCCTTCATGCGGGGGCGACGATCACGTACCGGTGCGGCGGTGGCGGTCAACGGCGGCGGCTATCGGGTGCGGGGTGCCCCGTCGGGTGTGGGCCTCGACGAGCTCGTGGTGCCCGTGGCACAGTGCGACGAGGTTGTCGGTGGTGTCGGGTCCGCCTGCCTCGCGGGGGACGATGTGGTGGGCGACGATCCGCCCGGTGGTGGTCCCGCACACGTGGCAGCCGTGGCGGACGACGGCGGCGCGGGCGCGTCGCCATCGGGGCGTTCGGTACGCGCGGGTGTCCCTGTTGCGGGTGGCGTCGCGTCGGGCCTGGCACCCGTGGCAGCGGGTACCGGCCGGGACGAGTGCGCCGCAGTCGATGCACGTGGTGGCGTGTGGCATAAGGTGGTGGCGGTCGCCAGCGTTCGGACGGCGTCGGTCGCGGTGGCGTGCGGGCCGTCGCCGAGGATCGCGCGCCACATGGCGACGAGCGGCTCCTCGACCGGTGGCGACAAGTCGGTCCACCCGTTGGCGTACACGAACACGACGCGCTGCCGACGTAGGTCGCACGACAGCTCGCCGTCGGTGCCGACCAGTCGGATCGTGCGGCGCTTGGTCGGGTGGGCGTGGGATGCCCGGATGGTGCCCAGGTCGAACAGCGCGTTGAGGTGCGCCCCGTCGTTGTGGTGCGACAACGGGGTCGCGTCGATGCCGAAGTGGTTCACGAGGTCGATGTCGTGGGTGGCGAGGTCGATGGCCGGGTCGACGTCGTGGCGTGCTGCCGGGCCGAGCCGCTCGAACCTGAAGTCGACGATGTCGCCGATCCGGTACAGGTTGTCGGCCATCGCGCGGACGGCCGGGTTGTGGCGCTCGACGTACCCGACGGCCATGTCCGGGTGCTGGTCGGCGATGGCGATCGCGCACGACATGTCGGCGGCCATCGGCTTCTCGACCATGAGCACGCGGCGCCCGTCGTTGACCGCGGCGTCGAACGTGCGGTGGATGTCGGACGCCGGCGTGGCGATCACGACGTCGTCGCGTTCGGTGCCTGCGAGCGAGGTGTGGTCGGCGTGACCGGCCGGGTCGACCGTGGTCACGTCGTGCCCCATCGCGCGCAGGACGCGGGCGTGGTTCTGGCCCATCACGCCGAGGCCGACGACGGCGATGTTCACGATGTTGGTCCCTCGTACTCGAGGCCAGCCGGGTCGCGGCCGAGCGCTCGCACCTGATCGTCGGAACGGCGCTTCGCGTCGGGGAGGCAGTCGTCGCACACCGCGACGCTGGTCGCCGACAGCGCGTCGCCGTCGGGCTGCCAGTCGTACGGGATCACGTGCGACCCGCGGCGTCCGCAGAAGCCGCACGTGTCGGACTCGATGCCGAGCGCGTCTCGGCGCTTGTAATAGTCGCGCGCCATGTTGCGCCGGCTGAGGTCGCGGAAGTTCGTCCTGTGCTCGCACCGGAGATCCGTCATGTCAAGCGCCGGTTCCAGCTCGTGGGGCCTGTTGCCCCACATGGTGCGGCCGTCGGGGGTGACGTACGTGTAGTGGTTGTCGACCACGGTCAGCCCTCGGACGGCCCGGTACAGCGCTCGGACGGGGAACTCGCTGGTCGGCCAGTCCATGCTGCGGGCCGCGGCTGCCTTGGCGGGGTCGGCGAACACGTCGTCGCGCTCCCAGAACCCGACCTCCGCGGTGTCGCAGTCGGTGTCCGACAGGCGCGACCGAAAGTCGTCGGGCACCGCGTCGACCACCACGTCGGCGTCGATCACGAAGTACCAGTCGTCCTCGTCGGTGACGGTCTCGGCGAGTCTGAACATCGCAGCGCGCTTCTCCACCTCGTTCCCCTCCCACGTGGTGTCGGGGGTGTGGACGGTCGACCCCATGCCGTGGGCGTGGGCGACCTCTTGGATGACGGCGGCCTGCTCGGAGCCGGACCTCGGTCGCCCGCCCGGGAAGAGGAAGTACGCCCCGTCGACCGCGACCACGTGGTCGCACGCCTTGGCGGCTGCCGCGACCGAGGCGGCCAGCCACACCGGGGACTCTTGGTACCACGACATCAGCGCCACCACCCTCATCGGGGCCTCGCTGGGCACCCGTACGCGACGGCGTGCGCTGGGACGTCGTCGATCACCACGGCCCCGGCGCCGATCCTGGCCCCAACGCCGATCGACACGTACGGCCTGATCGACGCGCCGACGCCGATCTTGGCGTCGTCGCCAACGGTCACGTGACCCGCGAGCGTGGCGCCCGCTGCGATCTCGACACGGCGGCCGATGCTGCAGTCGTGGCCGACGTGGACGTGAGCCATCAGGAACGAACCGTCGCCGACCCGGGTGGGCTGGCAGAAACCCGCGTCGACGGTGACGAACGCGCTTATCCTGACCTCGTCGCCGATGACCGGGTCGAAGCACTCGTGGCCCTCGGACCATTCGCGGACCTCGGGCGGTGATCCGATGACGGCGGTCTCGTGGATCACGATGGACCTCCGCGCTGCTGTGATGGCGCCGGCGGGACTTGAACCCGCTTCTCCGAGTGGTGTGCTCGGCGAGCTGCCTTTACTCCGCGGCGCTCATGCTGGCGTGCGCGGCGAAGGGGGTGGCCGGACGTCAGCGGGTAGGTCGTCGTGGCACGTATGCCATCGTGACGATCTAGGAGGCGCATCGTACCATTGGCGCCGGACGGATCGTCGGCCAAGCCGTTCACCGCCAGTACCTCTGGACGGTGCGGCGCGACACCCCGAGGTCGTCGGCGACCTCGTGCTGCGACGCCCCCGTGTGGCGACGCCGCGCCACCGCGGCCTCGCGTACGTCATCGCTCCAGTCTGACCACTCGGGTCGGCGACGGCCGTCGATCGCCACCCGCTTGTGGACTCGCCGCGCCTTGTGGACGTGCTGGACCGACACGTCCTCGAGCACGGCCACTTCCAACGCGTCCACGCCCTCGTACCACTCGACGATCCGGCGCATGGCGGCGGGCTCGTCCTCGGGACCGGTGCGGCCGCGCGGCGAAGGGGATCGGCTGCGCAGTCGCGCGTGGTCGCGCTCGGCGAGGTAGCACAGCAGCCGGGTCCTCTCCTCCGACCGCGATCTGGCGAACTGCCACGCGTACCACTCGAACAGGCTCCGGTCCTTGGGCGGGGGCTTGTCGCGGTCGCGGTCGGGCCTGGCGCCGGGTGGCGGGGACGACTCGGGCTTGGACGACCCCCCGCCGTCGTTGGACACGATGGACGCGGACGACGCGTCGGACACCATCTGCAACTTGGTCAGGATCCGCGCCACGCGGTTGTCGAGCGCGCGGTCACTCATCCACGGCGTCCGGGTCGGGTTCACCGTAGAACTCGTGGCGCAGCACCACGTCGGCGTCGATTGCCAGCTGGTCGGCGATCCTGCGCGCTCGGTACTCCAGCCTGATCCCGCGGCACGACGCGTTGTCGCACCCGATGGTCGGGCGACCGGTCGACCGATTGACGATGAGCCACAAGCGGTTGGACTCCGGCTCGGCCTTCTTGGCTGGGCCTCGTTGGGCGGTCTTGCGGCGGCTCACAAGACATCCCCAATGGCCAGTTGCCCAGCGTCTCTGCTTTTGGACTCAGTTGAGCCAGTTTCTAGGGCTGCCTCGGTTGAGGTTCCTGAGTCGAAGGTGCTCCACCACTCAATGCGGGCACTGGCGATATCCGCGTAATCAGGGTCCTGCTCGATGCCGATGAAGTCACAGTCCTCCAAGATGGCCGCACACCCCGTAGAGCCTGAGCCCGTGAACGGGTCGAGGACGGTGCCGTTGGGTGGGGTGACGAGTCGGACCAGCCACCGCATGAGGTCGATCGGCTTGACCGTCGGGTGGTGGTTCGCCCGTTCCCGAGAGTTGTGCAGGCGTTCCCGAATCGTGTTCTTTTCGGAATCGTCGTTCGGTCGATAGTTACTTCGCTGAGGGGCCCGGTTCTCGACCCCCGCGTTCCGCTCGGCCTTGGAGGTTTTGGGGCAGTAGAAGAAGCGGGAGGCACCGCCTGTATCGCCAAACCATTGACCCTGATCGGCCTTCATTTTTCCGCCTCCAAAGGTGCTGCCACCCGGAAAGCCTCGTCTTTCGGTTCCGCTGCTAATCCCACTTTGCCCGTCCAGCATTTCACCAGCGGCTTCGTTGAGGATTAGGTTCGCGGGCCAGCGGCCTGATGTGTTGACAGATTGTTGCGGTCTGTTTTTTCCGTAGGTGTTACTCGTGACAGTGCTTGCGCGCCCGGGATTTTTCGATAGCGAAGTTGCCAGATCTTCTTCGGAACAGTGCACCACCCGGCAACCGTCGATGTTGAGCGCTCCGGTTCCGTGGGTGTGGACATTCTCGGCAACTGTGCCGTCTAGCGGTTTGCGGGCTAGGACTATCGGCTCGTGAGCGGGTTTGAGGGCGGTGCCCCAGCCGTTCCATTCGCCGTCAAGGTTGCGCGACTTAGGGAAGCCTGAGCCGTAGAGCCACTGCAACTGGTCCCTGACGTGGAAGCCTGCCAGCCGGATGGCGATGGCTCCGAGGTCGTAGGTCCTAGAGCCGAAGAAGGCCACGAGGTGTCCTCCAGGCTTCAACACTCGGTATGCCTCCTCCCAGACCTTCGGGCCGGGGACGAAGGAGTCCCACGACTTGCCCATGAAGCCGCTGCCGCGGTGCTCGTAGTCGTCACCTGCCAGCCAGTGGCGGAGCACTTCTGCCATGTCAGGCTCGGCGGACAGGCCGTAGGGCGGGTCGGTGACGATGGCGTCCACGCTTCCCTCGTCCAAGGTCTTCATTTGCTCGTAACAATCACCGATCAGGAGTTGGCGTTGCCTCATGCCGCTTGGACGCTTTTATTCTTCACGTCTGCGAGTCGGTCGACGACGTCGCCTTGTAAGACTTGGAAACTTGTCACACGACCCCCAGACCGAACGCGACGGCGATGAGCAGCGCCGTGCTGATGATCGCGGCGAACACGAACCCGGCGAACTCGTCGTCGTTCACGCGCACCCCCACGCCGTTATGCCGACGGCCCGCATGACCCGGTTCGCGGTGGTCATCTGCTGCCGCCATGTCGCGTACGCGGCGCTGGAGGGGTAGCCGCGCGGCTTGTAGGAGTCCCACGTGCCCGCGTAAAACCCGAGGCCGCCCTCGTAGGTCGCTGGGCCGAACGACCAGTGGATCCCCCAACGGCCGGGTCCGGGTTGCTCGCACAGTCCGATCCTGATCCAGACCTCGGCGTTGGGGACGGGCACTCGGCGCTTGGCGCGCGCCCATTGACGCCTCATCGCTGCCCGCCCGGCGGGTGACGCCGCGCACCGCACGCTTCGCCTGTGCTTGGCCTTGGCCCACCGCGGGATCTCGTAGTGGCGGTCGTCGAGCTTCGAAGTCCAACCGCGGTGGTCTGCCGACGTCACGGCCCGACGGCAGTCGTCCGGCACGGTCGGGGACGGGCTCGGGGACGGGTGCGGGACCGCCATCACGAGCGCGACCGCCAACACGGTCGGGCCGATCACGACTCGCCCCCGAACTCGGCGAGGCGTCGGCCTATCCATTCGGGGACGTGGACCGTCACGGCGTCGGGCAGCCGGTCTCCGTCGACGGCGACGTGTCGGACGTCCTCGTATATGTGGGTGTCCGGCCAGTGCCGTCGGAGGACGCGCCGTCGGTACTCGATGACCTCGCACTGGAACGCGATGGAGTGCCCGGCGCGCTCGAGTCCGAGGTCGAACCCGCCGACTCCCGAGAAGAGCGACCCGACAATCACAACACCACCCCGCACGACGGGCACAGCTGCCCGTCTGCGATGTCGACCGTGTGGCCGCCGCACTCCGAGCACCCGTCGGTCAATCTTCCACCCCGTAGTCTCGGTCGAGCGACCACGTCACGTCGACGTCCGGGTGGAACTTGGGGTCGGGCTGCCTCGCGTACTCCTCGGTCTCCCGCGGGATCTCGAGGCGCGTCACTGTGATGAACCCGTTGTCGAACTGGTGGTGGTGCTTCCGGCACATGGGCCTCACGACGCGCGGGTCGTTCAGCGCCTCCGGGCGTCGGATACCGGCCTTCTTCAGTCGCTGCTTCGGTATCAGGTGCGCCATGTCGGGGCGCCCGTCGGGTCGGAAGTCGCAGCCGCCGAGGTGCGCGAACCAGCAGTCGGTCACGCTCCCAGCCTCCCCCGGACGTCGTCGACGACCATCATGTCGCCGGACCCCTCGTCGAGGAGGGCCTCGTGGTCCATGAGCAGGTTCGCCAGCCACGACTCGCGGTCGTCTGGCGGCATGGCGGCCAGCCTGTCGGACAGGTCGCAGCCGTCCCCCACGTCGCACACCACCGACGTCACGCCGCGGCGCTGGAGTTCGACGGCGATCCTGCGCGCGGACGCCCGTCCGGCGTCGTCGCCGTCCATGACCAAGTACACGGGCGCGCTGCTGCCGAGTTGGTCCGCGGCCCGGGAAGCCGGGAACGAAGCGCCCGGCACGCCCACGGGGCACAGCAGCCGAAGCGCCGGGTGATCGCTGTCGACCACGACCGACGCGGCGGCGAGCGTGTCGGCCTCGCCCTCGCACAGTATGGCCGGAAGGCCCAGCGCGTGGCCCAGCGGCCACCACAACGACAGCTCCATGCCCTTCGGCTGGCGGGTGATCCCGTCGGCGAACGAGCGGCGGCGCTCGTACGGCTGGCCGTCGGGCGTCACGTACGGGTACACGAGCTCGCGCTCGTCTGCCGTCACGCCGGCCTCGGCGGCGATCGAGAAGTCGACCGCGTGGTCGGCTAGGTATTCGCGGGCGGCAGTCGTCACGCCGACCCCCCTGTCGGGACCATCACCATCGCGGGATTGTCCACCACGACGCGGACGCTCTCTCGGCCGATCACGACTGGACCTCGTGGAACGACAGGTCGACCGGCGACAGGCGGACCTTGACGCCGCCGGGGCGCCCGGCCCGCACCTTGACCGCGTAGAAGTCCGCCGTGGAAAGCAGTTTCGTCGGCTCGTCCGAGTCGTGCTCCCTGTTGAGGAACATCACCACGTCCGAGAAGTTCTTGACCGAGCCGGAGTCTCGGATGTCGGTCAGGGACGGGGTGCGGCGGGCGCCGTTGTCGGCCACCCGCTTCTCGTTGAGGTGGTGGGCGAGGATCAACGCGCACCCGCGGCCCCCGTTGGACGTGTGCGCGGCGTCCGCGAGCGTGGTCATGCCGAGCCGCAACTCGCGCTCCTCGCGGTAGTCGAACCTCGACAGCAAGTCGATCGCCACGACGTCGGCCCGGGCCTCGCGTATGCGGTCGGCGACGTCGCGGAACGTCTCGCCCGCGATCTGGGTCATGTCGAACGGGAACGTGGCGGCCTCCGCGACCACGCGCGACCGCTCGTCGTCGGACAGCGCGCGCGCGAGGACGCGCTCCTCCGCGATCTTGGTCCTGCGCTGGATCCACCGGGCCGTGCGGTCGGCGGGCTGCATCTCGTTGAGCATCAGGTGGCACGACGCGCCCGCGGCCGCGCAGTGCTCGAGTATCTGGTCGACGAGGATCGACTTCCCGTGCGCCGGGTCGGCCGCGATGACGGCGATCTGCCCGCGGCGCAGCCCGCCCAGCAGGCACTCGTTCAGTTTCGGGAACGGGAGCGGGAACGTCTCGGCCGCGTCCTCGTCCAGCATCGCCCGTATTCGGTCGGCGGCGTCCTCCCGGCGGAGGACCTCGGCCCTGTCGGTCCGCACCGACCGCACCGAGAACAGCAGGTCGTCGGCCTGCGCCCACTTCTCGGACGACCGGGCCTCGAGCGCGTCGGCTGCCAGCAACAGCGCGCGGCGCCGCTCGTTCCACAGCGACGACCCGCTCACAGGAACGCGTTCTCCGACTTGACCACGGCCTGGCCCCTGAACTCGTCGCGGAACCGCTCGATGTGGGCGGCGTCGCGGAGCGCCAGCTCGATGTCGTTGTACCGCTTGCCGCGATCGTTGTCCCCGCGGTGGAACGCCGACGCCCCGATCCCCCGGACGGCGTCGATGAGGTCGTCCACCCCGTAGTCCGCGAGGCGGCGCTGGATCAGCTGGCGGCGCTGGCCCGTCAACTTGGTCTGCGACCTCCCCGTGGCATCCACCCACGCGTCGAACACCGCCTGCACGTCGGCCGTCGCGGCCGACTTCGTCGCCTTACTTGTTCTGTTCTGTTCTGTTCTGTTGGGGACATCGGAGGACACCGGAGGACACGTCGGGACAATGTCGCCGTCATCCGAGGATCCGACGGCTGCTCGCGCTCTCTGGTCGGCCTTGCGCTTGCGGTTCTGCCAGCGCTCCCACCCGACGATCCGGCAGTCGTAGCGGCGCTCGTCGCCCGACACCTGCTCCATGAACCCGAGCTCGACCAGACGCGAAACCACCGCCCGGACCGCGTCCCGGTCGTCGTCGCAGTAGCAGTCGTGGGCGAGGTCGCGGTACGTCCCCGACACCCGCCCCTTCTCGTAGATCACGGCGGCCCGGGACAGCAGCGCCACCCCCACCAGCGGCCCCAGCGGGCCGAACTCCTCGCCGATGGCCTCGATCTTGTCGTCGGACAGGTACGTGTTGTCGAACGCGAACCACCTCACGCCGTGCCCCCGAGCATGTCCATCTGGGCCGCCGACGCGGCCCGGTCGGCGTCGGTCCGCAGGCGGTGGACCGGGTCGACCTTGTACCGGTACGAGAACGCCAAGCGGTCGCCGCGGTGGTTCTCGTACAGCGCATTGTCGCCGAAGTCGTGCTTCTTGAGGTTCGACAGGGTCGGCTCCCACACGTCCGACCGCTCGAGGTACGACCCGAACCGGGGGTGGATGGTCTTGATGTACACGGTGCGGTTGGTCGACGCGTAGTACGCCCCCACCCAGTCGTGCAGGCGCGGGCCGATCCCGAACCCTTGGAAGTCCGGCAGCACCACGATCCGATGGGTGCGGAACGCGTTCTTGAGGTTGCCGTTGGTGAACGGCAGGATCGCCACGAACCCGCACAACTGGTCGCCGATCGACGCGACGAAGCACTGCGACGATGCCACGATGTCGGCCGTCATGTAGTGATGCGGAGCGAAGTATCGCCAGAGTCGTGTATCGGTCGCGCGTACGTCGACCACCAGCTGGGGTCGTTGAAGGCACCCCCTCGGGTTGAGCGCGTACGCCTGCGCGTCGGTGTCGATCACCCAGTCCGGCTTCAGCCACGGCAGCACGTCGCGGTGGCAGCTCGCCACGACGACGCCACGGGTGCCGTGCTGGTCGACCCACCGCCTCAAGGACTTGGACGCGGCCTGCGCCACGTTCCGGTCGACGACGGACGTAAACTCGTCCAGCAGTGCGCGCTCGCCGATCGACCGGGCAAGGTCGGCCCGGAACTGCTCGCCGTTCGACAGCACGTGGTACGGCTTGCACCACGTCGGGATGGACGACAAGCCGACAGCGGTCAGCCTGGCGGCCGCGTCGTCGGCGTCCGCGAAGTGCGACGCGACCGACATGTCGCGGTCCCACGACGGCTCCTCGGGGGTGCCGAACTCGGCGAGGAGCGACGACTTGCCGGTCCCAGAGGCGCCCACGATGGCGCCGATGCCGAACTCGTCCGGCAGGTTGGGGATGGCGGCGGGCGTGAACTCGGTGGACCCGGTGAACTCGTAGTCGAACGGCACCACGGCCGCGGCGGTCAGGTCGTCGACCTCCACCGTGGACGTGAACACCTTGGACGACGGCGTCAGGGGCAGCCACTGGTCGTCGAACGGCAGCGCCATGTCCCCGTCCGACTGCTGGAACGCCTTCACGGCCGGGTCCCCGCGTTGACGAACCCGGCGCTGCGCTCTTCGTTCCTATGGTCGTTCAGTGCCGACTGGGCGGCGCTGAGCCGCTTCTCGAGTGCCCTCATCCTCGCGTTCAGCGCCGTGACGCCCGCAGTCGCCAGCAGCCGGACCGCGCGGACGCCGTCGGGGTCATCCGACAACCGCTTGACGACCCGGGCCTTCATCTCGGTCGCCGTGATCTTGGGCAAGGCGTCGGCGATCTCGACGGTGGCGATGGCCTCCGCGAGTTCGCACTGGACCTGCACCTCGGTCTCGTGGCGGATCGCCTTGGTCAGCTCGGGTATCAGCTGGGCGATCCCGTTGGCGCACCGCTGGAGTTCGTCGCGGCACCCGTGCGGTGTGTCGAGTCGGATCTCGCTCATCCTCGGCCCCCGATCGCGTACATGATCGCCGCGACGAAACCCGTCGCCGCCAATGCCAGCATCACTTGCGCCGCCATAGGTCAGTCCCCCTTTCGACCGCGTGCCCGACGCGGTCATCGTTGCCGATGCTTTCGGTCTCGAACGTCCACAGCGTCAGGCAATGCCATGCCGCGTGTAGAAGGTGGTGCTTGGTCGTCTCGTCGTCGAACGACTCGCCAGCGGCCCACAGGTTCGCGTGGCGCTGGAGCGCACCGTACGCCAGCGACCAGTCGTACCCCTTCAGGTAGTTGTGGTCCTCGTACTTGTCCGCCCCGGCGGCGTACACCTCGCCGAGCGCCAGCAGCGCCCGCGGCGGTATGAGTTCGAGACGTTGGTCCTTGCGGCCCTTCATGCCGCCGGTGCTGGACACGATCCGCCGCTCGGTCACTCGGACCCCCCGTACGGCGCGTCCGGCTCGGGGGCCGCGGGTCGGTATTCGCGCTTGACCGTAAGGTGCCCGCACCCGTTGTCGCACGGTCCCGCGTACTTCTGCCACGACCCGCAGGTGCGGCACAACCACAGCACGACCGGGTCAGGCGTCGGCTGTGGCACTTCCCATCGGTCGCCCGAATGGCGTCCGTCGGTCGTCACGCGGCGGTGCTCCGGCGCCACTTGCGGACGGTGTCCACCGAGATCCCGAACTTGGTCGCCGCGTCGCGGACCGAGGCCCCGGCGTCGACCATCGCCACGGCTTCGTCGCGCACCGCGGAACGGTCGCTGAAGTGGCGACGGACGCGGGTGCTGAAGCAGTCGTCGGGCACGTCGCACAACAGCAGCGACCCCCCGAACACGTCGATGAGGAACTCGTCCACCTTGTTCACGTCGATCAGCCCGTCGAAGCACTCTTCGCGCCAGTGGTACCACCGACGGGACCAACGGTCGCCGCCGCACCGCCCGATCACGGCCGTCACGTCGTCGTGCTGCTGTTCCATCCACTTTATGAACCGCCGCGCCTCGAGGTACTTGGCGGTGAACCTGATGTCGCTCATGCCTTCCCCTTCCCCTTCCGTCACTCGTCGTCTGACTCCCTCGCCGTCGCCGGCTTCAACTTGCGCGCGTCCCGGACGTGGCAGGCGAGGCCCGCGAGCTGGCGTCCGAGCGACAAGTCCACGTCGACCAGCGACGCGGTGCCGGTCCCGCGCGGGACGACGACCACGATCGCGGCGTCGTCGGCGGGCCCGGGGACGCCGATGTCGTCCCACGTCAGGCGCCCGCGCTCAGCGCAGAACGGGACCGCCGACTGGTACACGGCCGTCTGCACGGACCACGCCAGGCCCGTCCACTTGGCGGCGTCGGCGGCGGTCTTGGTCGACTTCACGGTCTTGACGTCGAGGATCCGAGTCCGGCCGTCTGGGCACATGACGAGGCGGTCGAACGACCCGGCGGTGCCGAACTCGTCGTTGACCACGAAGATCTCGCCCGCGATCGGCTCAAGCCCGGCGTCGCGGCACGCGTCGCGGTACGCCTCGGCGTCGCGTCGGATGTCGTCGGGCACGTTCGAGGCGTCCTCGCCGAGGTCGATGGCCTCGGTGGCGGTGTGTATGACGGTCCCGATGTCACGACCCGACGTGGCGCCACCGAGTTCGGATGCCCGCTTGACGAGGTCGTACCACTCGCGGGACGACTCGTCGGTGGTCGCCGCCAACGCGCGCAGCTCGTCGGACCGGGCCACGCCCATCATCGCCATCTTGGCCTGCCACGTGATGAGGCCGCCCTGATCCTCGAGGAACTTGGCGAGCGACGACGCTCGCGTGTAGAACTTGCCGTCGATCTTGGGCTGGCCGTTCCCCTTGTGCCGATCTGGCGGCACCAGCGACACGCGCTTCACAACGCCATCCCCCAGCGAGACGGGCCGGCGCCCCATTCCTCGGCGTAGGCGACGATGTCGGCGACCGAGTCGAACAAGTGGATGCCGTACGAGTCGGCGATGTCGACGATGCCGCGCGGCGGGGCGAACGGGTCGCCCCCGTGGACCTTGGACCGTGCCATGTCGCCCTGCCCCGGTCGGTAGAACAACGCCAGCGGCAAGGCGCGCTCGCACCTGAACCCGAACTCGTGGAGGACGACCTGCGACCCCCACCCGATGAACGCCCCGGCCACCCAGTGCCCGCCCGGGGTGCCCGTCAGGCGCCGCTTTATCCGTTCTATCCGGTACCAGAGCATGAACGAGTCGTCGAGTCGGAAGTCCCGACCGTGGTGGAACCGGTAGTACCCGTGGATCCCCGGCTGGATCGGGGCGTATTCGGGGTCGGTGTCAGCTGGGGACTTGTGGGCGACCATCGGGCCGTCGACCGGCCACGGCGCGTCGTCCGTGATGCCAGTGATGTCGCCGCAGGCGTCGTTGACGGCCCACAACCGATACCCCACGAGCGGGAACGCGGTCACGCCCTGCCACCGTTCGGCGTGACGACGGGCGCTGGGACCGTGGTCGGGGCGTCGATCTCCACCGTCTTCACGACTTCGCCGAGATCACCCGACACCGTCCACCTCCCACACGGCGTCGCCGGTGGCGACGAACGCCTCGTGGAACGCGACGAGCACGTCCCGCTCGGCCTCCGTCAGGTTGGGCGAGTCCACCTCGGGCGGCAGCATCAGAAAGGGATGTCGTCGCCGTCGGCCTTGGCGGGGGTCGCGTCCGACGTGTCGCCCGCGGGCTTGTCCGCCGTCGCGGCCTTGATTATCACCGCGAAGATCGCCTCGGTCTGCTCGGCGAGGACGCGCATGGCGTCGACCTCCGACTGAACCATGTCCTTCTGGATCATGGCGACCGCTAGGTCCGTCGCGCACTTGGCCGAGACCTGCCGCACGATCGACTCGCGCTCCTCGGGCGACTTGCCGTAGGAACCGCCGCCGCCGCCGCCGTACGCGGCGGGCTTGTCCTTGCGGAACTTGAGGCCGTAGTCCGACGACGTGATCGTCCCCGTCAGCGTGGACCCGTCGGTCGGCAGCGCGGTCTCGGGCTTCTGCATCCATTCGGCGGACGCGGACTTGCCGCCCTTGGTGAACGTGGCCTTGACCACGTTGAGGCCGTACTTGCCGACCTCCTCCTTCACGACCTCGGCGTCGGTCACGGTGTAGGTCCCGTGGGACCCGTTCTCGTCGGTCATTCCATGCCTCCTTGCTCGTTGACTTTCGGGGGTGGTCCGATGGCCTCGTCGATCGCCGCGATCCGCTGCGAGGCAGCGATGGCGAACTCGAGGATCGGGACAAGATCGGGCGACGACGGGCGGTCCAGCCTCCCATCCGCCCCGTCGCCGCCACGCGCGTCGGGCGTCACCCCATGAACCGCCCCAGCGCTTTGAGTGGCAAGTCTGAAAGTCATCGGCGCCCCCGGTGGAACCGACGACGGAGGTAATCGCACCACAACGCGGCCGGGACAGCGACCAATCCGCCGACGACGGCGTTCACCAATGTCTCGGTCACTCGGGGGTCCCCTTCATCAGGCGGAAAAGCTTATTGGATGTCTCGGACGGAAAGTCGCTCGGTCACGATCCGACGGCTTTGGACGCGACGGCAGACGCGACCCACGCCGCGGCCATAGCGCCGATGGAACGGATGGCGACCACCTTGGCGGCATGGCCCCGGTCCGCGTCGAGCGAACCCGCCCCGACCAGTCGGTCCACGTCTGCGATCTCGCGGACGGTCATGGCCGCCGCGGCGACCAACGCCGACCGGGGGTCGGTCGGGTCGACCGGCCTGGCGACGGCGTCGGACACCCGACGAGCGAACTGGGCGGCCGACGCGAGGTCGACCCCGTACTCCCGTCCGCCGGACTGGACCGCGTCGAGAACCCACCGATCAGTCACCAGAACGGCCTTCGCGTTCGGCGGCGGCATCGGCGCGGCCGAGTTCTTCCGGCGACGGGTCGCCACGGCGGACCCGGTCACGCTCGCGCTGCTCGTAGTACCGCTCGAAGGCGACCGCCCGTCGCAACCTCGAGAACTCGTCGTGGGGCATCGGCGACCCGTCCACGTCGAACCTCAACCGCCCGCCGCACAGCAGGCACCGCGAGGCGGTGAGCGGGAAGTCCGTGTTGCAGTCTCGGCAGCATCTCGCCGCGATGGTGTCCTCCGTTCGGGCGTGGAAAGATCGGGTCGTCAAGTGGCCGCGAAGCGTACAGGACGACCCCGACGTGTCGGATCACACGCGGCGGGGGTAGCGACCCGCTGAACGCCCGCTGAACGCGTCCTGCGGGCATGGCGGGGTCCTTACGCGCACATGTCGGGGCGTGTCCACGCGTGGGAACGTCGTCCCGCGGGGCATCGGGCTGTGGGCATCGGGCACATGTCACCACTTCCGTCCGCGGTTCGTGTAAAGTGGGCTCACAAGTCAACCACGAAGCAAGGGGGCATCACATGAACGAAGTCAACGAAACCAACATCTGCTTGTGCGGGGCGCCCATCGCCCCGGGCGAGCACCACTGCGGCGAATGCGGCGCGTCGCCGAAGGTCGACCACACGGTGATCCGCGAGCTGAAAGTGGGCGACCGCGTCCGCCTCAGGCGGTCGGTGGAGCGGTTCCCGATGTTCATCGTCGAAGCGGGCGCCACGGGGGTCGTGACCTACGTACCCGCAACCAAGAACGACGGGTCGTACGTCACGGGGACGAGTTTGGACGTCAAGATGGACGACCCCGTCTCCGACGACGACGAGATCGTCGACGAGTGGGACAACGAGATCATCTGGGCGCACGACTACCTGCTCAACGAGGCGCACTTGGACGTCGTCCGCGTGGCGCCCGACTCGCTCAACCACCCGTTCCACGTGCGCGACCTTCGCGCTATGTTCGACGGGATCACCGACGAGCAGGTCAACGCGATCCGCGCTCAGGCCAACGCGTACGACGAAGCGTGGGTTGACGCGGACGGCCTTGAGTCGATCCGCCGCGGCGACGGGTTCGCGGCGCCGACCGACGGCAAGGTGTCGGTGGCGTTCGCGTACAACGCCCTGAACGGCGAGCTGGGCCTCGAGGTGACCGTGTTCGCCGCCGACGGCACCGTGACCGAGTCGCAAGACTTCGGCTGATACCAACCAACCAACGAAAGGAGCATGACATGAAGGTACTCATCAAGAACGACGCGGACAAGGACAACATCAGGGGGTCCGACCTGCTGATGGTGGACGACGGCTGCCTGCGGTACGCCGACGGGTCTGGGACGACGATGGACGGCATGGTCGCCGACCTCGCCCCCAAGTCCGTCAAGGAGGTGCTGCGGATGGTCGCGGTCCGTCGGTACGGTACGACGAACGAATGGGTGGACGGGTGGATGAAGGACCTCCGCGGGTTGTCCACGGCCCTCGCCGACTGGCAGAGCGGCGACCACGTGGAAGTCGAAGCGACGGAGGACGGACTGCGGGTGCCAGTCAACCCGAACGTCGACCGCGGGTGGCCCCTCACCGAGGGGTGCGAGGCGGCCTTCAACGAGACGGTCAGCCCCGCGTACCTGATGAACACGCGCGTCACGATCCTCGAGGTGGACGGCGACCACGTCCACTACGCCGCCCACGAGGGCGACGTCGCGCGGCTGGAGCGCAAGGGGCGCAAGTTGACGCCCATCGGCAAGGCGGACGCGCGGGTGTTCGACCGCGCGTAAGGCGAAACACGGGGGCGTCGCTGCCCCCGTGTCCGCGGGCGTGACGACCCCGCGCTGACGAGCCATAGTCACGAATGGAAGGGGAACCAACGATGAACGAGGACAACAACCAGTACATCGCGTTGTGCGAGGACGAGCTCAAGGACAACAGGGTGGACGGCGCGTCGTGGTGGCGTCAGGGCGCCTACGAATGGGCGGGCGATCACCCGCGGCTCGTCCACAACACGGCGGTCACGGTGACGGTCACGATGACCGCCAACCAAGCGCTCGAGATGGCCGAAGCGGTCCAGCAGTTCGGGACCAAGCGGTACGCGCCCGCGTTCGACCCGTTCGGACGGGTGTCCGGGCTCATCGGCCGCCAGGCCTACAAGGCCGTCAAGCGCGCGGCCAAGGATCGCCGCGTCAAGGTGTCGTCGTGACGGGCACGAGCGAGTGGGGCATCCCGAAGGGCGGCGAGCGGGTGGACATGCCGCTCGTCGACATGGTGGAAGCGTACGGCAGGTGTGGGTTCGGCAAGGGGTGGGAACGGCTCGGGACCGACCACTGGTGCGCGGTCGTTCCCACGGGGTACGTGTTCCTGTCGAAGTTCCCCGACGGCTACCACCTCGAGGTCGTCGTGGACCGCAAGGTGGCGTTGACGCTCCACGGGTACGGGTCGCTGGACCTGCCGTTCACGGAAGCGTACGGCATCGCCGACGCGCCGCCCGTGCTGTCCACGTGCGGGTACGACCCCGACGACTTCGCGGATGCCCGCGACTGGTTGGGGGTGGGCCGCGCGTAGTGGGGCGAAACAGCCGCCGATCCGTGGCGGCTGTCCGACGGCGTGACGAACCGTCGCTGACGAGCCATAGTCGCACGAAAGGAGTATGACGATGACGACCAAAATCGACGCGGACCCGAACGGGATCGCCAACGTGTTCGCCACGCTGCTGAAGGGGTGGTTGGACGATGACGAGTGGCGGGAGGTGATCCGTCGCGTGAAGGAGCAGCCCGGCTCGGTGACGGGGTGCCCGAGCCACGACTTCTGCGACGCCAACGTCGTGATGGCCGAGGCCATCCGACAGGTCGCGGCGGTGGAGGTCGACGTGACCAACGACGCGCACTGCGACCTCTGGCGGAGGTCGTGGGACGTGTTCCACGCTCACGTGCGGAACGGGAGCGAGGGATGACGGGCCGACGCGTGGTCGTGACGGCCGACGGCGTCAAGTCCGGCGGCGTGCCCGACGGGTGGGTGAAACCGAAGGCGTCGTCGTCCGACATGGTCGGGATCGACGGGAACGCGTTCTCGGTGATCGGGTTCGTGGCCCGCGAGCTGCGGGCCGTCGGGAACCCGACCGAGGTGGTGGATCAGTACATGGCCGAGGCGAAGAGCGCGGGGTACGACTGGTTGCTCGCCGTGTCGGTGATGTACTTGGACGGGAACTCGGCATGACGCGGATCGAGACCCGCCTGAAGCGGACTGGTGACGCGTCAAGGCGCGCGGCCGACGCGCAGGTGGCGGCGGCCGGGGCGCTGGCCGACGCGGTGCGGGACGCGGTCCGCGACGGCATGTCGAAGTCCGACATCGCCAAGGTCGCGGGCATCAGTCGCGTGACCGTCCACAAGATCCTCCGTGGGTAGCCGCACCCCTTCGGCGCCGTTTATTCGTACGGCGTCGGAGGGGTCGGTTGTTTAGGCCTCGTAGCGGCGCCCGTTCGGCGCCAGCAGCCGGCCTGGCACGTACACGATCGGCGCGGTCAGGAAGTCCCCGTCGGGGTACACCCAGTTGAGCAGCGCCCCCTGCTGCCAGTCGGGCTGGACCGTGTACCCGAGGCCGTCGCTGATCTGCGCCATGCAACCCGCTTCGGCGCCCATCCGCGTCGACGTCGGGGCCTCGAGGTCGATCTCGTCGTGCTCGGTCCTGTAGTCCACGCCGAGCCTGTGAGAGTGCCCTTGGATGGTGGACGTGGACGCCAACTTGGAAAGCAGCACCTGGGTCGCGTTCTTGGACGTCGACACCCCGTGCCGCGCGACGAGGCGCCGCGAGATGACCGCGCGGGCGGTGTCCCAGTCGGCGTCGTGGTCCGCGGCGAACGCGATCCCGAGCTCGTCGAGGTGCAGCAGCCGCCGCAGCGACAGCGCCGGGACGTCGTCGTCGGCGGCTCGGATGCCGTGGAGTCCCCGGACGTTGTCGATCACCGCATACTGGATCCTGCTGTCGTGGTTCCCCGGCAGTAGCGTCCACCGGGTGTCGGGCGACGCGTGGCGGTAGTCCATCAGGATCTCGAACGCCGCGCGCAGTCCCGTGTTGAGGTCTTGGTCCCACCCGTCGCGGGGGCGGTGCCGCGACACGGTGGTCGCGTCGATCAGGTCGCCGAGAAGCACCCCCTCGTCGGGGCGCTCGTCGGCCAGCCATTCGCAGAACAGGCGGTGGAGCGTGCGGTCGTGGTGGGGGGCGTGGTGGTCGCCGCACACGACGACCTTCGCCGGGTCATTATTGGTCGGGCGCCGCTTCTTGGGCTTGGGCGGCGGCGTCCACTCGGTCGGGTCCGGGACCGACACGATCCCGGCCTTCGGGGCGCACTCCACCCGCAGCTGGTGGTTCGGGGCGTCCGGCTCGCCCCATCGGTTCGCACGGACCCGCAGGATCACCCACTCGTCCGGGTCCAGGCCGTGCGCCTGAAGCAGCGACTCCGGCTTCCACGGCGCGGGCGGCTGGTCGGCCGGGTCGGACGCGACGGTGGTGATGAACCCGTCGGTCGACACCCCGGGCGGCGACACCTCGGCACGGCGCCGTCTGATGCGGCGGACCTGATTGTCGACTGCCCCGCGGGACACGCCGAGCTCGTCGGCGACGGCGGACGACCCCTTCTCGTTGACCATGACGATCAGCTCGTGGTCTGGCGGGTACTCGTACCTCTTACGCGCTCCCATCCGGCCACACCTCCCTCGGTAGGTATCGCGGCCCCTGGCGATCCGGCGGCCACCACACGATGATCGGCAGCCACCCGGCCGCCCTTGCGAACTCGTCGAGCGCCGCGCGTTCGCGCGGGCTCGGCCACTGCGACCGCCCAGACTTGAGCTGGACGGCCTGAGTCATGTATCCCGCCTTCCCGCACACGAGGTCGGCGGCGCCCTTGGACCCGGCGGCGCGCACGACGCGCCACCCCCGGGCCTCGTAGGCGGCCTTCAACTGCCGTTCCCTCTGCGCGCCCCGGCGGGCGTTGTTGTTGGGCACGTGGCGCCCGATCCCCTTGTCGCTACCCGTTGGGCACGAGGTAGACGAAGGCGGCGGTGGCGACGGCCACGACGGCCTGCGACACCCCGCTGTCGACGACCACCCCGAACGCCGCGAGCACGGCTACGACCGCGCCGACGACGGCCACGATGGCCTTCCTGTACTGGTTCACCTTGTCCATGCCGTTCCTCCTTTGTCAGTGGGCCTTGCGGCCCGTTGTGCGAAGTCTGCGGCGGCGCGCCCGTCGGATGGCGCGCGCTCGGTGGAGGACGAGCGTCAACGGGTACCGGCCCGGGTCGCCGTGGTTCCCCCCGATGGCCCCCAGCTGCGAGTGCTTGACGACCCCCGAACGGATCACCGACCCGTTGGCGACGATCCCACGCCTGATCGGGATGTCGTGGCGGATAGACCACTCGGCGATCCAGCGGGCGGTCTCCCACAGCTCGAGGTCGTTCTGGCGCCACTTCAGCCACCCGGCCGCGGCGTACCCGATCTGCTCGACGCCCAGCGACGCCGAGTTGTACCCCGCGCAATGCCACGCCTTCAGTCGGTCGGGCACGAACCGGGCGCTGTTGCCGTCGGCGTCGGTGCACACGTGCGACGACGACTGCGCCTCTGGCCGCGAGAACCAGTTGGCGATCGACTCGAGGTCGGACGGTCCCGGTCGGTTGTGCGACTCGGTGCTGTGGACGACGATCAGGCGGATCCCGCCCGGCGAGCGCTGCGACGCGTTCGGGCTGTCCTCGCGGACGACGACGTTCGGCCTCAGTCGACGGGGGACCGCCATCAGATGACTTTCCGGCTGGGCCTGGCCCGCCCGGGGCGGAACGCGATGTGGAGGTGGTCGTAGTGGCCCGTCGTCCGCCACAGCACCTCGGCGAACCTGCCCGAGAACCGCAGCCGCACCCACAGCACGACCTTGTCGAGCCGCGACCAGTTCCCGTCGGCGGGGACGAGATCGACCGCCAGACCGCGGGTGTGGTACGAGTTCGGCGCGCCGCCGATGGCGGCGTTGTGCTCGGGCGATCGGTAGATCGACGTTATGCGGAGGCCGAACTTGTCCGCGATCCTGCGGGCGTACGTGTAAGTGGTCTGGGTGCGCTCCCCGCGAGGGAACACTCCCCGGCGCTTCGATTTCTTGCTCATTCGTGTCCTCCGTTCGTTGTCAGGCCCAGAATGCGAAGAACGACACGGCGACCCCGATGAGGGTCCCGATCGTCGCGCACCTGTGGGCGATCAGTTCCTGAACCATTTGTCCAGCCTTACGCCGAGCAGGGCTGCGGCGGTCGTGACGAGCGCCGAAGCCAGGAAGCGGTCCACTGAACCAGTCGTTATCTGGTCCCAAATGGCCGTTCCGGTCAGCGCCACGAGGATGAACGCCCCCAGCCATTCCGGGAGGCGCCTTTGCTTGGAGTTGTCGTTGTTGGTTGTTGTCATCCATTGTTCTCTCGTAGTCGTAGTCGATCCCGGCGCTAGACGGTCCTCATGGCGATCCACGCCACCGTGACCGTCGTCGTCTGGGAGGTGTTGTCGATATGGCGGACGCGGATGGTGAACCGGCCGTCGCCGCCCGAAGTCGTGTACGTGTTGGTCTGGGCCGCGTAGTTGGACCCGTCGGAGGGCGACGCGACGACCGCGGTCGGGGCGTAGTTCCCCCACGCGATGTTCACGGTCTGGGTCCCGGCGGCCGAGGCCGACACCGACACGTTGGTCGTGCCGTACGCGATGTCGTACAGGAACCCGCTCTCGGTGAGCAGTTTCGCCACTTAGATCACCCCCACCAGCGACACGCCGAGCCGCTCAAGTATCGCCTCGAGCTTAAACGCGCGGTTGTCCAGCGACAAGGTGATGGTGCGCGTCTCGTGGTCGTAGTCGGTCTCAATGATGCGGCGCGCCACGTCGGCTGGGAAGTCCGCGATGCGGATGTGATCCCCAGCGCGCACCCGCCACACGGGGACGCGCCCCTCGGTCGGGTGCTCGACCTCGCCCGTCAGCGTCAGCTGGCCGCGCCGGGCGGGCAGCGCCTGCTCCGCGAGCCACGTGGCCCCGAGTTGGATCGCCCCGGCGGCGGTGGTGGTCTGCGAGATGTCGAGGACCGCCCAGCGGCGCGGCACGCCCGCGGCGTTGACGGGGTTCGTGTCGGACGTGTCGGCCAGCGACGCGTCCGTGCTGGACGAGCCAGACCCGGGCGGTCCGACCGTGGCGGTCTGGCCGGACGGGTCCTTGTACTTGACGACGACGCCGTTGTACGACGTCTCGGCCTGCTGGCCCTCGAGCTCGACCGACGCGCCGTCCGACAGTCGGGCCTCGTACACGAGACGGTCGGGGTCGGGCTGGCGCCAGAAAAAGGTGCGCTCGTCGTACACGCCCCACTCCCACAGGTGGTACGCGTTGGCCGCGAGGATCGCGTCCTCGGCCGTGACCGGGTCGTTGAGGGACAGCTGCGGGATCACGAAGAACGAGTTCTCAATGGAACCATCCGACCCGGTCGTGAAGTTCACAAGCGGCGCGGCCCGGGCGACCACGTCCGCGATGACGTCGGACGCGTAGAACCCGCGCGCGCCGGTGGCCGAGTCGGCCCCGCGTTTGGTCAGGCCGTGGTTCCCGTACACGGCGAGGCACGTCCACGCGATCGGGTTCAGCTTGCCGGGGACGCCGCCCGGCGACGTGAGGTACGACAGCGCGACCTTGGCGAACCGACGGGTCGTCGTGGTCGACGACAGCGTGCCGGTCCCCGGGCCCGCTGCCCTGAGGTTGGCCGTGACGTCCAGCGCGGTGAACGTGTCGTCGGTCCCGACCGCGACGGTCCACGACCAGTTGGACCCGTACGTGGCGTCGTTCCACACCGGTCCCTGCAGCGCCTGCGACCACGCGTAGTACACGGACCCGATGGTCACGCCGTCGCCCGCGTCGTAGGTGGCCTCGGCGATCTGCGCGGCACCCGATCCCCACGCGCCGTCGATCGACGTGTACAGCGCGGGCGCCCCAGACGACGTGTCTGGGTTGGTCGACGAGTCGGTCACGTTCTGCGAGAACCCGCCGATGAGGAGCAGTTTGCGGTAGGAACTGGACGGACCCCACCTTGCGAGGTCCCGGTCGACGTACACCTCGCGGAACGACGCGTCGTCGCGCAGGTGCGCCGACCACCCGACGGACCCCACCGTGATCGCCTTCGCGTCGCCGTGACTGCGCGGGAGTTGGGCGACCCTGCCCTCCCACGCGGTCTGGCCGCCAGGCCCGGCGACCTTGACGTCGGCCAGCAGCGACAGGTCGGGGTAGTCCTCGGTGATCTGGCGGGGGAGCGTCACGTTGCAGTCCTTGAACCCGCCCGGGATCGACGTGCTGAACGACATCCGCGTCGGCACGTTGTCGGCGTCCGGGTCGTCGGCGCCCCACCGCTGGGAATACCCCCTGCCGTCCGTGACGACGACGCCCAGTCGGGTCCTGTGCTCGAGCGCCGGGTCCATCTACGACGGGTCGGGGGTCGTGATCCCGCGGGGCTGGTAAGACAGCCGCGCGGAGATGTCGTCGAACGCGGTGTCGGCGCCGTCGCCCGGTCCGTACCTCGCGGCCTTTAACGTGAACCGGACCGACCTGTCGTCGCGCCCGGCGATCGGGACGTACAGCAGGTCGCCCTCGTACTTGCCCGGGGACGACCACACGACGCCGGAGGAGTCCTCGCGGACCACGCCGTCGTAGCGGATCTCGCAAGACTGCGAGGCGAACAGGGCGGCGTCGTCCTTGGCGTCCGTGGAGGCGGTCTGCTCAAGGATGAAGTTGTCGTACGTCCGCGTGAACACGGACGCGCTGGTTTGCTCGTCGTAGAACCCGCCGTAGCCGTCGTCCAGCGCGTTCCCGGTCGCCAGCACCGTGTCGGTGCCCGACAGCGACGCGAGGGTCGACGTCCCGAGCTTGGCCGCGGCCACCCAGTTCCCAGAGGCGTCGGCCGACAGCGACACGTTGTACGTCGTGTTGTTGCTCACGAAGAAGTTGGACGACGACGACAGCGTGGTGATGGTACCGCCGACCCGCTTGACGACGCGAAGGGTGCTCACTCCGAACCCGAGGTCCTCCACGCGTGCCATCAGCCAGTTGTTGGCGTCGACGAACCGCAGCATGACGCCGCGCTTCAAGGTGCCGGTGCTCGCGCTGGTGGTGATTATGTCGACGGACACCGACGACGCGGCGTAGGCCGTAGTGGCGAGGTAGGCGTACCGCCCCGTGTTGGCGGCGTCGGACACCTCGGAGCGCTGGACGGCGTTCGTCGTCCCGGCGACGACCGAGAAGTCGGTGGCGTCGCCCGTGGACGACCAGTTGCCGCCGATGTTCGCGGTCTTGCCGCTGAGGGCGCCCGCGGTCTGGTTAAAGAGGTCGTAGCCGACGATTTTGCTGTACGACGTCGACACTTCGGGCTTGGCGGTGATCTCGCCGGACCCGTCGTCGACTGGGCACAGCCACAGGTAGTCGACCGCGAGTTCGTCGCCCGGGGACGTTGACTTGGCGAGGAGGCGACCCTCCCACCGCTGGGTACCTTGGGAGACGGGGTCGATGGTGACGACGCCGAGGTCGACGAGTTCCCAGTTCCCCGCGGCCACCGGGCCGACCGGGTCGTTCTGACTGGACCGACGGAAGTCGCCCTGGCCCCACTCGAGGCGCATGGACACGGTCCCGGTGTTCGCGCTGGCCGACTGGACGCGCGCGAACACGCGCCACTTGCCGACGTGCGACAGGTGGTCGCCCCCGCCGGTGGCCTGAGTCGACAGGATCTGCTGGTACGTCGGGACGAGGTCGGTGTCGCGGATCGCGTTGTTGGACGCGCCGCCGGACGCCCCGGTCACGGTGACGATCGCCGAGTTGCCCTTGAGCGTGCGGCCCTCGGCCTCGTAGAACACGCCGGCGGTGGCCGCCGACGAGTAGCGGCGCGACTCAATGCCCCACGCGAGCCAGCGCTGGGTCTGCGCCTGATCCTCGTCGACCATGAGCTTCCCGAACGCGGGGACCTCGCCTTGGATGCCCGTGTGGGTGAACGACATGTACGGGGCGGACGTTTCGGTGTTGTCCGCCAGCTGGATCCACTCGCCGCGTCGCCAGAACGGCTTGGCGGTGAGCGTCAAGGTGATGTCGGCGCGGCGTCGACTGATGAACGCGTTCCCCTGCGGGATGTCAACCTGCGCGTCGAGGACGTCGAACACGATCGGCTTCCCGCCGGGCGGGACGCGCTTCAGGGTGCCGCCTTCGCGGACGATGCGGTCGACCGTGGTCTGGACGTCGTCCAGCGCGGCGAGGAACCGCGGACCGCCGGACGCGCGCCTCGTCGACGACGAGTCGTGGCGCGTCCCAGACCAGTCGCACCCGGGCGTGTCGCCGTCGAAGTACGGCTCGACCGACGACGAGTTCTGGATCATCGCCATCGTCGCGTAAGACGTCGTGGCGCCCGCGCCCACCTGCTCGACCCCGAACCGCCACGTGGCGGTCGAGTCCGCGGTCACGGTCAGCGACAGCCGGGACCACGAACCGGTCGCGGTCACGTTGGACGACGACGCTTTGAGCGTCCCCGAGGCATTCCTCGCGGTCAGCTTGACGCCCGTCGCGGTGGACGCGCTGAGGTACACCCACGCGGAGAACGCGTACGTCTGGCCGGACGTGGCGGACGCCGACAGGTACGCGACGTCCCCGTCCGAGTTGCCGACGGACTCCAGCGCGGTCTCGGCGCCCTGCAGTCCCACGGGCGTCGACGTCTGGTCGAGCACCACCCGACCGATCGACGCCATGCCGCTGTTCGTCCACCCGGTCGTGCCCGAGGCGCACCGCGGGTTGGTCGCCAGGTTGGTCCCGGCGGCCTGCGACGGCTCAAGCACGCGGACTTGGACCGTGATGACCCTGTTGGCGTACCGCGTCGACGCGAGCGGGTCGCCCTCGGTGTCGGACGATCCGGCGTACTGCGGCATCCGCGGCGGCGCGCCGTAGTCGTGCGAGATCAGCAGCGTCCCCCAGTCCGGCGAGCCGTCCGGCCCCACGAGCTCAAGCGGCGCGTTCGCCGACGACTCGCTGACCGGGTTGAGGATCAGTCGTTCGCCCGGCATCAGTACGCCGCCAGCCTTCCGGCCACCGATGGCGCCTGCGATCCCAGCCCGACCTTGCCGCCGATGTGGCCGGACACGGCCGCGGCCAGCGCCTGAACGAGCACGCCGTACTGGGACTGCGACACGTTGAGCATGGCCTGGCGGTCAGCCGCCTGCTGGGCGAGGAGTTCGTTCTGCGCTCGCAGCAGGTCGGCCGTGCCGTCGGACTCGGACGACGACGAGATCATGGACTCGTACGACGACTGCGATTGGAGCGCGGCCAGCAACTCGCCACGGGCGGCCTCGCGGGCGCGGTCGCGCGCGGCGCTGATCTCCTTCGGCTTGAGCGGCTTCTTGCCGGTGGTGCGGAGGAACTTCTGCGCCTGAAGCCATTGGAACGGCAGCAGCCCGAAGTAGTCGCCCGTCCCCTTCTTGCCGTGGACATTCCGCGGCTTGACCACGAACAGGTCGCGGAGTTTCGTCGAGCGTGACCGCCAGTAGTCCCTCAACTTCGTGGCGGCCGCGACGTCGTCGGTCGTGTCGGGCGTCAACTGCGCGGTCGCCAGCGCGATCTCGAGGGCCGACAGCCCGCTCCCGAGCGTTGACGACCCGGCGGTCGCGGCGCGTCCCACCATGCCGCCGTCGGCGAACCGCGGCACGGAGTCGTTGACCTTGCGAAGGGTGTCCTCGCCGATGGCCCGGACGGCTCGTCGGTTGACGACGAACTCCCCCGGCTCGAGCATCGCTGGGACGGTGTCGCCCGATCCGGTGCCCGGGACGGTGCCGCCCCGCGCGAACAACTCGGGGTCCGGCAGGCCCGACATGATCTTCCACACGAACGGCAGGTTCTTCTTTATCCAGTTCTCGATGGCGGGCTGGTTGTTATTGAGGAACAAGATCGTCCCGGCGATGAACGCGGTGGCGAACTTGGTCCCAGCGGTCTTGCCAGCGGCACCGAACGCGCCCATCGGGAACTTCTTGGCGACCCACGCCCCGATCAGGAACTGGCCCCAGATCGGCGCCTGCAGGAAGCCTTGGACGAGCGCCTTGGCGATGTCGGGCGCCATCCTGCCGATCTGGCGGACGACCGGGGGGATGACCTTGGTGATCTTGTTCCTGATGGCGTCGCCGATGCGGTCGAACTTCTCGGTGTTGGACAGGTTCGGGTTGCGGAGGATCCGCGACATCCTGGCGAGCTCGTCCGCGGCGTCCTCGACGGCGGGGGCGATGATCTGGGTGAAACTGATCTGCAGGCCCATCTGGGCGAGCTTCAGCCGACGCTGGGCGCCGATGAGGCCCTCGATCTTGGACAGGGACAAGTCGTCGAACGCCGCGCCGAGGTTGGTCGCCTCGCGGAGGTTGTCCTTCAGGGCTTCCGGCCCCTCGCGGAGCAGACCCGAGATCGTTTGCCACCCGCGGCCGAACAGGGTCCTCTGGACGTTCATCCGCTCGAAGCCGGTCCCCATGTCCTCCACGCCGGCGGCGATCCGCGACATGAGCTGGTCGGGGCTCAGCGTGTTTAGGTCGCGGACGGTGATCCCCAGCCCCTTGAAGGTGTCAATGGACGCCTCGCTGCCGGACTTGGCCGACTCGACGTTCCGCGACAAGGACGCGAACGACATGGACAGGGCCTTGACGTCGGCGCCGCGGGCCTTGGCGACGGCGGCGAATGACGACGCGGTCTTGGTCGACAGGCCGAGGTTGCGACTGAGCAGCAGCGTGCCCTTGCCGAGTTCGACCGTCGTCTCGACGGCCGCCCTCGCTTGGTCGATGGACACGTACGCGGCGGCGGCCCCGGCGGCGTACCGGGCGGCGCGGCGGAAGTTGCCCGACAGGCGGGTCGTCGCGTCGTCGACGCCGCGGATCGCCCTCGTGCCGTCGTTGTCGAACTTCTTCAGCGCGCGGGTCGCGTCGTTCGCGCCGCGGCGAAGGCCGGACGCGTCGAGCTCGATCGGGATCGTGACGCGCTTGCCCCTAGCCACGCGTCAACCGCCCCTTCCGGGCGGGTTCACAGCCCACGGAGGGCCTCGGGGACCGCGTCGAACGCGTTCCCGCTATTCGGGCTGGCGCCCTCGCCGGTCTCGTGCTTGACCAGTTGGCGCAGCAGCAGATCTCGGTACCATGCGGGGATGACGTGTTGGGCCTCCGTCTCGTCGTAGTTGAAGAATCGCCTGAGCAGGTACAACTCGAACTCGTCCTGCTCGGTCAAGTAGGGCGGTCGACCGCCCCCTCCACCTCGTCGGTCCCGTTCGCCTGCTCGATGGCCGACAGGACGTCGGTCCACAGCGAGATGAACTGCCGCGGCGTGACGCCGCCGGAGTCGATCCCCTCGCGCAGCACCACGGACGCCTTCGGCGTGCCGTCGGCGGACGGCGACAAGATCAGGTCGAAACCCTCGAGCATGTAGTCGACGGCGCGCTGCTCGTCCTCGTCGGTGTCGCCGATCGACGACATCTCGTCCATCAGCTCTTGGAACCGCTTGGCCGCGGACTGCGGCAGGTCGACGGTCTGGTACTCGGCACCGCCGAGGTCCACGTCGACCGGGTTGTACGCCCTGAGCCCTATTTTCACGTCATCGCCTCCTGTATCGCTCGTTGTACGGTCTCGACCTGCTGGTCGGTCATGGCGGGGCCGATCGGCAGGCACAGCATGGTCTCCGACGCCTGCTCGGCCACGGGGAGCGGTCCCCGGGCCCATCTGGCGAACGCCGGCTGGTGGTGGAGTGGGGTGGCGTAGTACACGCCGGTATCGACGCCCATGTCGGACATCGCGGCGGCGGTCGCGTCGCGGTCGGTCGGCCGGATCACGTACAGGTGCGGGCACGACCCGGGCGGGCGCGGCATGGCCGCGGACCCGAGCACGTCGTCGTACGCGTCGGCGATCTCGCGCCGTCTTGCCGACCACTCGGGGAGCATCCGCAAGTTCACCCGCAGGACGGCGGCCTGGACCTCGTCCAGCCGGGAGGTCGTGCCGACCCGGACGTGCGAGCCGTCGAGCCGACCGTGGTCCCCGATGGATTTGACCCGGGCGGCGAGTTCCGGGTCGTCGGTGACGACGGCGCCCGCGTCGCCGGCCGACGGGAGGTTCTTGGACGGGTAGAACGAGAAGGCGGCGGTACCCGGCGGCAGGTCGGACGCCCCTGCCGCCTGAGCGGCGTCCTGAACGAGCGAGCGGCGTATCCTGCCGCACGGCGACCCGAACAGGTGGACCGGCACGACGCCGTCGGTCGCCGCCGTCGTGACGGCGTCGACGCGCGACTGGGTGACGGTGTACTCCGGGCCGACGTCGCAGAACACGGGTGTCGCGCCGGCCCGAACCACCGCGGCAGCGGTGGCGGCGAACGTCAGCGCGGGCACGATCACCTCGCCGGTGACGCCCATCGCCTCGAGCGCGAGTGCGATGGCGTCGGTGCCGGAACCCACCCCGACCGCGTGACGGCGGCCGCAGTGCTCGGCGAACTCGGACTCGAACGCGGCCCTCTCGGGGCCGTCGACGTACACGCCGGACGACATGACGCGCTCGACTGCCCGCGCCGCGTCGCCCGACGGGGCGACGGGCGAGAACAGCGGGGTCCTACGAGTACGACGAGGTGGCGTTGACGACCTCCACGGTCGTCGACCCAGTCGAGGTCGTGGTGGACTTCCACATGAACGAGTGGCCGTGCCGGCGGCGGTTTTGGAGGCCGTCCGGGTCGCCGTCGGTGTACTGAGCGTTGTCGCACTTGACCGTGAACTTGTACGGGTACGACGTCGCCCCGATGTTCGTGTCGGACGACCACTGCGCGCGCAGGGCGAACCCGGTGGCGTTCTTGAGCGCGTCCACGTCGTCAGCGTCGAGCTGGCGCTTGCTGATCTCGCCGGACACGACGATCGGCCCCTCGGCGTCCTTCTCGAGGACGTCAGGCCAGCGGGACGCGATGCCCAGCGACCGGACGACGTCGATCGGGTTGCTGATCGACACGGTGAAGTCCTCCGTGGTGCCGGTCCCGGACAGGTTGGACGGGAGCGTCAGGTTGCCCCGGGTGAACGGGCGGATCGACAGGGACTCGTACGACGGCGTCAGCGACGGGTCGTTCTGGCGGTCCATGTACAGGCACGGGCCGGACGCGGACAGCTGGACGCCGCCCTCCTCCGGGCTCGAGATCCCGAGCTCGGACACGCCGGCGCCCTTGAGCTTGTAATAGACCGACTGGTCGCTGTACGCGACGTCGAACTGCGCCGAGCGCGGCGACGGTCCGGTCGGCCCGAACGGCGCGGTCCACCTGTGGCGGTACGCCCCGGTCGGCACGGCGGTCCCGGCGAGGTCCGTGATGGCGCCGTCCCCAGCGGTGGTGCTGGGGGCGCCGAGCGCCAGCCCCAGCGTGAACGCGAGGGTGTCCGGGTAAGCGCGCGAGCTCATGTCCCACGACGGCGCGTACGCCTCGGGGATCACGGCCAGCGGCTCGTCGGTGTTCCTGACCTCGTCGTCCCTCATCAGGTGCGACGTGCCCGGCTTGGGCGACAGGCTCTGGATCGGCGGGAACAGTTTTTTGGTCGACAGCGTCGGGGTGTTGGTCTCGTTCCCCGGCGTGTCCTCGTATGCGATGCGGGCGTAGCCGTTAGGCATTGGACTCCTCCTTCTTCACGGCGTCGCGCTCGTCGGCGAACCGGGACGTGTCGTCTGAGGCCCTGCCGTCGCGTCGTGCCGCGGCGAGGCCGTCGGCCCCGTCCTCGACGTCGGCCGCGGCCTGAGCCTCGGCGCGCTGGACCTGCGACTGCGGGATCTCGACGAGTTCGACGACGTCGGCGCACTTGGCGGCCAACTCCTTCGCCTCGGCGATGTCCTCGATCACGTCTCCCGGACGGCCGACGGGCGTCGGGACGTCTGGTCGGTAGTACCCGCGGAAGCCCGCGAGCGTGTGCGGTGTTGCTGGCGCCCCGCCGAGTGTCAGGCGGAGGCCGTGGCGCTTGTTGTTTGCCACTTGTTTCTCCTTGAGGTTGTGGTTGTCATGCGACGAAGTCGAGAACGTCGACGCGGGTCGGGTACACGAGCATCGGGCGCGCGTACCCTTCTTCGATCTGCGGTGGCCCGGCGGTCACGACCTTGGCCTCCTGCACCGTGCCGCCGAGCGTCGGGTCCGCGTCGATCGCGGACACGAACTTTTCGACGACCTCGAGCGCTTGCGCCTGCCCGAACGCGGTGTCGGTGAAGTCGAAGTAGAACGACACCGGCCACTCGGACCGCCAGTCGTACTCGCCGAGGTGGTCCTCGTTGGCGTCGACGTCGGTCCTGTTGACGGTCGGCAGTTCCACGACCGCGGCCGGCCTGGCGTCCGTGTCGCGGACCACCCACTTCCGGGCCTTGACGGTCGGCGACAGCGTCTGGACGACTGCCACGATGCCGTCGGCGATCGGGTCGAGCACCGTGCTCGTCACGAGGTGAACGCCTCCTGAAGGCGGTCAGCGACGGCGTCGCCGACCTCCCCGCAGTACGCGTCCATCCCGGCGGCGATGCCGCGCTCGAAGAACTCGCGGCGC